AAACCTAATACCCATGTCTTAATCCCCATCTTGTTTGCGTCTTTTCCGTTTTATGCCCGACCCATTAGTCTTGTGCGTAGCAGCGCGCGAGTGCGGCCTCTTCCTTCGCGCATCGCGGCCGCAACCGTCCTGGCACCGAACTGCTCCTGGTGGTAGAAAGCAAGCTGGAGATGGGTATAGGGCTTTTTGGGTGAGGACATCAACCGGAATAAGGCCCCGTGGACTATTGCCTCCTGGTATTCGTCAAACTCCCTTTCACCCAGTCCCGCACTGGCCGGGGATGGCTTCAGGGCCATGCTCAGGCTCAGGATTCCGTTTGCGCTTGGCGCGGGCACGAGCGCAAGAAACCCCGTCCCGCCGAAAATATACAAGGGTATCCCCGAGAGACGGCCATCCCTATTGCGCTCCGCCATATCGCAATCGCCAGTGCCGCATCCGATTTCCCTGCCATCCAGGGCGGCATGGAGAATTGCATGCACTGTCGAGTCGGCGGGTGGAACAAGCGGATAGGCAGACGTGCCGGGTTCCACTGCTATCGGCGGATGATCGAATCGCCATGCGAGCGATTGCTCGCAGAAGGCGATAGCCGCCTGGCGCAAGGCAATGTCCATGGCTGCCAGCGGGCAGCCGGGCAGCTGCGGAGCGACGAGATCGTAGAAGTTACTCCAGGTTTTCACGAACGTCCGCCTCCGTCTGCGGAGTGGGAATCAAGCCCGGTTTCCGGTTCACAGCGGAACCTCCCCCTCGAAGAATCGGGCAAATGACGACGCCCGCCCCGAATTGACATGCTCATCATCCACCGTTTCGGCCCGGAATGTGACATAGTCCGCTACGGTTTGCAGATACTCGGCAGGCAGCGGAAAAGCATCGCCTAACAGCTTTTCGGTGCCGGGCCAATCCGGCAACCGGGCAAGTTGCCCGGAAAAGAGATCGGGCCGCCGCTTCAGTATCTGCAGCACCCCCTGGTTGGCAAACGCCAGCAGCACATCATCCGGATATCTATCCTTGCTTGCGTCATTCAACGGGATGCGCCCAAGATCGACGGCGGACCGATAGGTCAAATAAGTCACCGCCATCATTTGTCCAGCTCATGCTGCGAGAACAGGGCGACCACCTTTTGCCGCAGCGCCTCCTTGCTCTGGCGTTTGTCCAGCTTCTGGTTGTAGTTGCGCTGGGCATACTCGGCCAGCGCATCTTTATCCATGCTGTGAAAATCGACCACGGGAAGCGGCTCCTCGACTGGCGGTTCTTGTGGGACCAGACCGATGGCGGTGTCCGGGCCATCGGTGTTCCCGTTATCCGCCGGCTTATCCACTTTATCCGCTTCCGACCAGGTATCGGAAAATGGCAGCAGGCGCTCCGCCACCTCGGCGGTCACATTTCGGACCTGGCCGGGTTCCCAGCGCAGACCGATCCCGCCGATGCTGTCGATCTTGACTGTTTTGCCGATATATTTCACCAATGGCATATTGAAGCTCCATAAAAAAGCGGCCTCCATATAGTGGATATGGCCGCTCCGGTTTGCTTATACTCGTCCTGTTATTTGATGCCTATGCCGTCGCCCTTGACGATCGCAGTTACCCTGCCGGCGGCGAAGGTCGCGGCTGCCGCGGTGATCGTGATGGTCAGGAAGACCGGCCGCTCGAACTTGAGAGGCTGGAACGCCAGCGCGGTGCGCCCTGCAGCGCGAAACAACCCGTTGCCGCTCGCGGAGAAATAAGCATCATCTGCTGCCGGCCCCTCGCTTGCATTGACCGGCGCAAAGCCGATCCTGCACCCGATCGCAGGCGTGCCGCTGGCATCGAGATCGTCGTTGACGATGTCGATGTCGGTCACATCGAGGCCTCCGGGGATGATGACCGGGCGGTACACGTCCCCCACCGCGGCCGCCGCCGGCGTTACGGAGCCGTAAACCACCACGGCATTGCCATATCCGCCCATGTGGCGGTTTTTAGTAATCAGGTCTGGTGCGTTGAAAGTAGCCATGGATACACTCCTTGAAGAATGGGCATTGGTAGCATTGGTAGGCTGAAAAAGCAGCGCCTGCCGGGTTACAGCGGCACGGCCGAGTCGACCGCGATCACGCCAAAATCGGTAGGAACCTTTGTTCCTGTTCCATCATCGATGGAAAGCCGGACCTTGGCCTTGCCGCATACTTTTTCTCCCATGACTTCCAGGTTGCTCTCGAAGTTGTACCAGTGCTCTTTCCAGCCAAACTGCATCCCGCTGATCTTGGTCCTGCCATAGGCTATGCCAAGCGCCTGCGCGCCCAGCAGGAGACCCCGCTCCACTGCATATCCCGCGGCCAGCGCCGGATTTATCTGCTGGTCGGTTTCGGTTGCCGTAGGCGCGTTCGCAGCAGTAATGATTTTGGTCGTTTCGCCGGGCATGAAGCGGATTGCCCGCTCGTTCTTGATTACCAGGATGCCGTTCCACATGCCCACTTCGCCGGCGAACAGGGGGTGCCGCCCGTCCAGGTATGCCGCCCGATTTATCGCGTTTTGCTGGAACGCGCGCAGAGAGCCTTCGGTCAGCAGGATGGAATATTGGTTCGGGGTGGCGAGGAATACCCACATCCTGGAGGTCTGCGCGGCGCTGTCTCCGGCAAGCTTCACCGATTGCAGCGGCTGGTCCATATCATCGATGCGCTTGCGCAGGCTATCGAGATGGTTCAGCTTGAGCTGATCAGTGGAAACAATGGCGCCCAGCTGCTGCCCCCCCTGGACGAGGTTTGCGCCGTTCACCACGAAATGCCGGTTATAGGTAGGGGCTTTGACGGGATTGACCATCACGGATGCGAAATTCGGCGCGCTCTGCAGGGGAATGGTCCAGTCTGTTCCGATCTGGGATCCTCGGGCTCCAGCCAGGTGCACCAGCGATTCCTGCGTATCGAGCCTTGGGAAATACCCGGACAACTGCGCCAGCGCAATTTCCCGCAGATTGTGCTTGGTGCGCTGCTGCGACATGCTTCCGCCCGCGTCGATGACCTTGCTGGCGAGATCGATCTTGATTTCCATCGAGGAAAACGAGAGCGTGCTGCCCTTGCCTTCACGGTTGACGTCGCCCATCAGGGGTTCCCCGCCAACAGTGTCGACCAGGTCGAGCGATACTACTTCGCCCGCGCCTTTCATCAAGTTGTCGATCCGCACCAACGGCATGCCGGGCTGCGTCTGCCCAGCAAATTTTTCCATCGTGGCGGAAGGCTCCACCGGGCCTGCCAGGTTTTCCAGCGCTGAAGTACCTTTCAGGGTATTGGCGAAAAGCGCGGCGCTGTAGTGTTTCACGGCAATCGAGCTGCCGCTTGGGACATTTGTTTCAGCCATTTCGTCAGGTCCTTTTAGTCGAGATCGGCTCTCAAGGCTGCTGCCTGCTGCGAGGGCATTTTCATCAATCGCCTGGTCAATTCATGCGGGCTCAGGTTTTCGATCTGGTCGCGCTCGGAAGCGGGGTTCGCTCCGCCTTGAATATCCGATAAGGTTGTGGGTTTTCTTGCGGGAGCATTTTCAAGCCTGGCTCGTACGTCAGCCTTGGTCAGCTCCGGATCGGCTTGCTTTGGAATGGAAGTTTCCGGCATTATCGCTTTCACGCGGCGCGCAACCTCTTCGAACCTTTCGGCAAAAGGCCTTCCAGCCCATTTGCTGCTGGTCCTGAGGATTTCGTCCTGCTTCAGCGCTTCTTCCCATGCCTGTGGATCATTGCTCTCCCAGTGCACCAGGTCGGGATTGTTGTCCTTGGCCTCGGCGACCTGCTCCTCCACGGTGAGCTGCCGGGCGCGAGCCGATGCTTCACGCTCGCGCCTCAGTTCGTCCAGCGTGTTTTCGAGCTTTTCGCCTTGCTTCCAGCTTCCCTCGAATACTGCGGTAATCACCTGATGGATTTCCGGCATGTCCTTTTTTAGCGTTTCGAGATGCCGTGCCAGGGCTTCATCCGTGACGCCGCCATCCATTCCCTGTGCCTCATCCTTCTGCTTCATCAGCGCTTCCAGCTTTTCGACCGCCTCCCTGTTTTCCAGTCGTGCGGCCTGCAGTTGTTCACGCAATGCAGAATTTTCCACCCGCAATGCTTTATGCTTTTCGTAAGGAATGATCCCCTTGCCGTTTTTTGTGCGAACGATCGGCTCATCTTCACCCGCGTCGTTAGCCACGCTGCGCTGCTCTTCCAGTTCGGGTTCGTCCTTCGTCTGTTCGCCGGGAACAGGAGCGAGGCGGGCTGGATCATTCTCCAGTGCTCCGATTTCCTCCGGTTTCAGGTTTGCTTCATCCGTAAGCTGATCGATTTCCATTTTTTCTCCAACTGCTTGACCCAGTGAGCGGGCCTGCATGAGCAGGATTGATAAAATCGAATTGCTGTCATGATCGCCACTCGCAAAACAAAAAGCCGCCCTAAGGCGGCTTTGCAGCATTTACAAAGATCAGGGTCTCACGAACAGATAGCGCGCCGGGGGCTCCGCTGCAGTATCCACGGCCCCGATGCTCGGAGGGTTGTGGAACGTCTCGCCACTGAAATCCCTGCCGCCCAGATAGGCCCCGGCACGCTTGAGCGAGACCGCCCGGGGTCGGTAGCGGGTATCGAGCAAGGGATTGTCGGTAATGGTTCCAGTCAATGCCGAGCCGCGTTCCGGTGCCGAGTAGCCATAAGTGTTGTTGTTTCTGCCCGAGAACCCTGTGCAGGTGGAATCCACGTAGACGCCGTAGGCGCGCCTGCCGGAGAGGATATTATTGGAGATGACTCCATTTTTCGCGTAGGTAAAAAAAACGATGTCGCCGTCATAGGCACCCCGCCCCTGGTTATTATCGAAAAACGTATTATGTTTCACCGTCGTGCCATAGCATGCCGCAGCGGACATGCCCGCAAGCCAGTTGCCATAGGCTATGTTGGATTCGAGAGTGTTGTTGTCGCCGCGATTGACCGAAAATCCGGATCCCTGGTTATCATGGGATTTGTTGCGCCGAAAGATCGACAATTCGGTATAGTCGTCAAAGGCGAACCCATGTCCCTCATGGTCCGGCGCGGTGGTATCCCATATGTTTTCATAGGATTCGCAGTCTTCCACGACAATGTTGTAACAGCGCCCCCAGGCGTAATTGATGCCCTGCGAATTCGGGTTTGAAGTGGAGTTGAGGTTGATGTACAACACTCCTGCATTGACTCCGAATTCACCCACGTCTGGCGTGGTTTGCGTTCCTCCTGTCCGGAAAAGCCGCTGAAAGCCGCTCACCTTTGTCTTGACGTAATACACCTCGGGCTCGTACGAGGCCAGCCCCCTCTGCCATATTCTGCCCGTGGCGTTTGTCCAGCCGCTCGTTGCATCCGTACGCCGGAACTTGGCGGAGAAACCATGACCCCCGGCCGCGGCGTTGAAGCCGTTCTCATAGAATTTGCATCTTCGCACAACGACGCCATTGGCGCCGTTAACCAGCATGCCATGCGTAGGATTGCGAAAAAAATGGCAATCCTCGATCAGATAATCGGTGGTCTGGCCCGTGGAAGTGGCGGTTCCTCCAATAACGAGGCCGGATCCGGTTATTGCCATGTTCGTGAAGTAGCACCGCGCTACCCTGTGGCCGTTGCAAGGCGTTGTTCCGCTCGCAAACATGTAGAGGGAATATAGGCAGACCGCCTGTCCATCGAAATACATGTCCTCGAAATCGATATAGCTCCTTCCGCTCACGTTCAGAATCATGTTGCCTATCGCCGAAGGATTGATCCAGATCGAGTACGGCACCTGTGCTTCCCCGTATGCGCCATAGCGGGTGCGGGAAGTATTGCTCGCACCGGACCTTGCGTCCTTGAAGGATGTGACTATGGTTTGCGTGGTTCCGCGCTTGAACAAGTAGGTATCCCCGGGGCTCGCACTTCCGAATGTGAAGGCGTCATAATTTTTCTTCGGGGTGGACGAACTGGTCCCGTTGTTGCCGTCCGAGCCATTGGCCGAGTCGAAATACCAGGTAGTCATGGCGTCTATCCCTCAGTCGGCGACGAAATGGAGTACACGGTAATATTCGAGCGTCAACGCATCACCCGCGGCGACCCTCTGCCCCATGATCTCGACAGTGGCCGTTACGGAAAAGTCAATGGCGTAGGTAGCGGGAGTTCCCGATCCGGCAGCGATATAGGCATTGTCATACGGCTGTATCTGGGAACTCAGGGAATTGCGGTTGGCGAGGATGATCAGCGGAGCCTCCCTGGTCGAGGTGGTGCGGGTCGTGGAATAAACCAGGATGCCTCCAATCCTGACCTTGCAGATCTTGCTGTTCGCGCTGCTGGCGAATGTCCATAGCGGCTCGATCTGAAGAATGCTGTTCACGCCGAGCATTCCCTGGGGAATGGTAAATGAAGCAAGGACTTCGTCGACTCCCGTCCATGTGCACGCCACCGGCGCGGCGGAACTCGATAGCACCTCGACCGGTCGGGAAACCACGAGGGAATTTTGAGCGGCGCCCTGCTCTATCAATGCCGCCTCGACCTCGCGAGGCAGACTGGCGATGGTTCCGGCGCCATAACGGATAAGGCTCACCGTCTTGTCGGTCAGAAACTTGATCATGCGTCATCCATTTGAAATTCAAATCGCAAAAAAACTTTCCCTGCTCCGGTCCTCATACGGCCTGCAGATCTGCATACATGTCGGAGAGCGAGTAGCCGGCTTTTTCCTCTATCACGATGCAACCCTTATAGTGAATTTCCCTGTTCGCGACTCCGGGAGGAAATCCATCTCCCGCTCCATCGTAGCAGCCCATCTTGGTGTAGTTTCCAAGCTTGTCGTTGTACCCCAGCGAACCATCGTACCGTCCCACAAGCCCGCCGTTCACATAAGCGTCGAGATGTCCCTGCCCCGTATAGTTGAAAATGACACGGAAGCCAAAATAGACCCACTGATCGCTGATTGCATTGAACTCGTAAAGGACGCGTTCGGGTACCGGCCCGGTAGTTATGGCAGCTTCGTTGTAGGCATAGCTGATCCGGAATTTCGATCCGACCACCGACAGAAAAAAGGGGGGGATGCCGGAATAATCGCCCGGATCTTCCGTCTGCCGCACCTGGAAAATGATCATGCGCGTGGAAGGGCTGCTCGTGAAATCCCATGAGCATAGCTTGAGGCCCACGGCTATGTTGTAGGGCGTCTCGTAGGCGAGTTTCTGCGCATAGTGGACAGGTGAAAATATTTCGCCGCGATAGCCATGTGCAACAGTAGTGTCGGTTGGCTCTATTCGGGAAACGATCGCCCCGGGAATGCTATAGACCCTGTTCGCCTTGCCTACAGTCGTGCTTACACCCGCCGCCGTGGTGCCATTGGAATCGATCGTCATAGTTGTCAGGTCGGTTTCCGGATGAATCAGGAATTTCGCCAGCAAGCCTTTGTAGTACATCGGATAGAAGCTTGGCGATTTCAGGAATGCCGTGGATCTTCTGCCTTTCAGCAAATCGAGAACCGGCTGCGGCAGATTTGGATAATCCGCTGCGGCTTCGACCACATAAATATTTCCGTCATGGAAAAATCGTTCGAGCTGTGGCCGGTATGCTTGTGATATCGCAAAATTTGCGTCATTGATAGGATAGGTTTTCATGGTCAGTCCAGGGAGGGAATGAGTTCGACGCTGATGTTCTCAAGCGAGGCGAATTCGGCACCGTTTGCCTTGGTGCACTTGATCACCAGCAATTGATCGACCGAAGTATCGATATTCGCGCTTTTCCAATCAGCACCGGTGGCGTTGTAGGATCCAGCACCTACCGCAACGCCCGAACCGGGGGACCCGGACAGCTGCTGCACTTGATCGTTATTTGTATTCTGGATCCAGGCCATTACGCCGCTGCTGAGGTTGGTCGTGGCGCCGTACTGGGTGAACTTGACTCCGCCGAAAAATATCTCGAATGTTTTTGCGTTGGCGCTGTTGGTGTGGCGGTGGCGGCACATGATCCGGAGTGAACCGTTTTTTCCCATGCTGCCGCCCGGAACGATGCCCGAGAACAGGGTTTGGGCTCCAATGCCGGTCATTGTGCCAGTCCCCGCAGCGTCTGTAGTGATATCGGCGGAGAGCGTCAGCGTGTTCGCATCCGGCGTCCCTGTTACCGCGTAGATGCCGGCGGCGGGCGCGGTGCCAGTGCCGGCGGTGGGCGTAAAGGCATATTTATCTCCGGTAAGCACGCCGTGGGCCGTGCGCGAGATGGTTATCACGCTTCCGGCCAGCGACCAGGTGCCTACCGCGTCCGAGTGGCAGCGCACTCCGGATTGCAGAATGGGCCTGACAACTGGCACCGTCTTCGCGCTGCTCGCTCGGATGAGCTCTGCTTCCATATTCGGAGCAAGGTTGAGTACCGTTCCC